AAGCAAAGATTTCTCATTTTGTAAACAGAAACAAACCTGTACAATATTGGATCGCTTTAGAACCTGACTCTGAATTTTAAGGGGGTTTTAAATGTCCGATTTTTTATGGGTTGAAAAATACCGTCCTAAAAAAATTAGTGAGTGTATTCTTACACAAGAACTAAAGAATACATTTACTCAATTTCTAAAACAAAAAGAAATACCAAATCTATTACTATCAGGTTCTGCTGGTACAGGTAAGACTACTGTTGCCAGAGCTTTATGTGAAGAACTAGGTAGTGATTATATAATCATAAATGGTTCAGATGAAGGTAGACAAATAGATACTGTACGAAGTAAAATTAAGAACTTTGCCTCAACTGTATCTTTAACAGAAGACGCAAATCACAAAGTCATTATTATAGACGAGGCTGATTATATGAACGCAGAATCAGTACAACCTGCGTTAAGAAATTTCATTGAAACATTTTATAAGAATTGTAGATTTATATTTACTTGTAATTATAAGAATAAGATAATTCCAGCACTACATAGTCGTTGTACAGTGATTGACTTTAAGATTACTAATGGACAACGAGTAAAGACCGCTACTGCCCTCTTAAAGCGCCTAGAAGGCGTCTTAAAGGGTGAAGATATAGAGTTTGATAAGAAAGTATTGGCAGAACTTATACAAAAATACTATCCAGACTTTAGAAGAACAATCAACGAATTACAAAGATATTCCGTAAGGGGTAAAATTGATAGTGGTATATTGTTTAGTCTATCAGAGGTCAATACAAAAGAACTCATATCATCATTAAAAGACAAAAGATTTAATGATATGAGAAAATGGGTTATTCAAAATTTAGATAAAGAGCCATCTCACTTGTTTAGAACAATTTACGAAATTCTATATTCAAGTTTAGACTCTAAATCTGTTCCTCAATCTATATTAATTTTGGCAGGATACCAATATAAATCTGCGTTTGTCGCAGACCAAGAAATAAATATGATTGCTTGTTTAACCGAAATTATGGCAAGTTGTAAATTTAAGTAAGAGGATATAATGGCTAGAAGAACATTATTAAGAACATTGTTGGTAAAGATGAGAATGTTTTGGGCTGATATAAGAGGTCATCACGGTAAAGTTTGGGATTATGAACCAGGTGATTATTATATGGGAAGTCACAAAGGACATTTAAAACATCAAAGAAGAAAATAGAAAAAGGATTATTATATGTATGAGTTGCGTGATTACCTTAATGCTATAAATTTCACTAAAGAAAACCTACTAGATACAGATGATCTAACTTGGGAGAAAAAATATCCTCCTTTTATAATTAACAAGTGTTTATCTATGCATTACGACTGTATTGCTCAATCAAATGAGATGAACGGATACCACTTTTTAGATAAGAAAGTCCAGTTTCATTTTTACATAAATAGTATTAGAAAAAAGAAGCGATTTGGTGGAAAGTGGTTATCACAATCCAAATTGAAAAATTTAGAGTATGTAAAAGAGTATTATGGTTATAGTAATGAGAAAGCAAAACAAGCTCTCAACATACTGAAAGACGAACAAATTGAACATATAAAAGAGACCTTGAACAAAGGTGGGAGAACAAAATGAGCGAAGAAATTGTAAACTGGTCGCCAGAGAGTATGTTAGAGGTCACAATCAAACAACCAGACGACTTCCTAAAGATCAGAGAAACTTTGACACGAATTGGTGTCGCTAGTAGAAAAGATAAAACATTATATCAATCTTGTCATATATTACATAAACAAGGTAAGTATTACATCACACACTTTAAAGAATTATTTGCATTAGATGGTAAGAAAGCAACTTTGACAGAAAATGATATACAAAGAAGAAATACAATCTCAATTCTATTACAGGATTGGAACTTAATTGATATAGTAGATAGAACTCAATCAGAGAACAAAGCACCATTATCTCAAATCAAAGTATTACCTTTTAAAGAAAAAAAAGAATGGAACTTATCAGCGAAATATAATATTGGAAAAAAGATTGAAGAAAATAAGGAAGAAGTTAATACAGAGAATGAATAAATGTTGGTTCCAAAATTTAGAGAATTTATAACAGAACAAGACCAAGATCGTAAATCAAAACCTATTACGATTGCATTGGTCACAGTAGCAGATTCAAAAGACCCTAAAGAAAACACAACTGCCGATTTAGTACAAAAGGCTTGTAAGAAAAAAGGTATAAAATGTGTTATTGTAAATACCAAAACTACTATCATCACATCAAAAGATGAAGACAAAGGTACACTAACAGTATCAAACTATGATGGTAAAGGTGGTGAACACACTTTTATAGGTAAAGATACAGTATGTATTACTAGAGGTGGTGCCTTAGAAGATGAGGCTGGATTATCTTTAATATCTTCTTTCCAAAATTCACAAGCGTTTATGTTAAACACAAGAGCATCTATGTTGACTTGTGATAATAAATTAACAACAGCATTATTATTTGAAAAGTTTGGTATACCTACACCTAGAACTGCTTTTGTATCTAATGAAAAAAATATCAAAACTGCTTTAGATATGATTGGTGGTCAGTTTCCTCTAATCTTAAAAACACTAACGGGCACACAAGGTGTTGGAGTTATTAAGATTGAAAGTTATGAGGGTCTTGTTGCCACTTTACAATCTATGTGGAAATTAAATGCTGAAGTTTTAATACAAGAATATATGAAATCAGATTATGATATTAGAACTTTTTGCGTAGATAATAAAATATTTGCTAGTACAAAAAGAGTACATAGTAGTTATGACTTTAGATCAAATACTCATAGAGGTGCTGAACCAGAACCTTACATATTAAGTAAAAAAGAAAAAGAATTAGTATTAAAAGCGGCTAGAGTTTCTAGAGCTTATATGGTAGGTGTTGACCATATTATATACAAAGGTCAACCTTACCTATTAGAAATCAATGGTAGTCCAGGATCAGGTGCTGATTACGAGGGTTATCAACATAAAGATTACTATTCAGATTCAGAACCATCTGGTAGAATTGACGGTGAACAGATGATGTATAATATGGTTGATTGGGTATCGGATAGAGCACATTGGGATAGACAATCACTTATAGAATGTGGTTGGTTAGAAACTGTAGATTTAGATGAAATAGGTAAAGTAAGAGCTAAGTTTGATACAGGTAATGGATCAGAGGCTTGTGCTTTACACGCTGATGAGATTATAGAATCAAAAGGTAAAATAGTAAAATGGAAATATGATGGTAAAACTTATCAAAAACCTAAACACGGTGAGAGTAAAGTTTATAGATCAAATGCTACAAACGAGCCATCAGAAATAAGACCAACCATATTAATGGATTTAACATTTAATGGTTTTACTTATATAGATATAGAAATTGGTTTAGACCAAAGACCAAGATCAGGTTCTGATCTATTAGTAAATAGAGATTTAATGCGACAAATGAATGTTGGTGTCAATCCTAACAGAACATTTGTATTAAGTAGAAGATTAAGACCGATTGAAAAAAAAGGCAAACCTGATAAAGTAGGTTTTGAGCCAGACAAAGAAGACAATGACGAAAAATAACATTGACAAAAGCGTCAATGTGTGATATATTATAAACAATTAAGGAGTTATTATGTCAGATGTGAAAATATTAAGACTATCAACAGGCGAAGATGTGATCGCTAAGATAGGTGAAAATGACGAAGGTGTGAGTTTAAACAAACCATTTGTTATCATACCTCAACAAACAGGCCCAGGAAAACCTGTTCAATTAATGATGTCACTTTACTCACCGTATGGTAAGGGTGATACAGTCACAGTATCTAAAGACAAGATTGTTTTTTCAGTAGAGCCTAAAGAAGACATACTTGCATCGTATCAACAAAATACAAGTAGTATTTTAACAAACCCAGGTCTAATTACAGAATCTAAATTACCGAAGATTTAATGATTACTGTTTACTTCATACGAGGAGAGGAAAAGATTCCTGTCCAAGTTGACGAAGGTATGACAATTATGGAAGCGGCCAGAGACTATGGTAATTTACCAGAAATTCCTGGCGATTGTGGTGGTTGTTGTGCTTGTGCTACTTGTCATATCAAAGTAGATGAAACTTGGATTGATAGAATAGGAAAAGTAGATGAAAGCTCATTTGAAGGAAGCCTTATTGAATATGAAAAAGGGTATGATCCAAATATAAGTAGATTGGGTTGTCAAATTCAATTAAACAAAAAACACGATGGTCTGGTCGTACATTTACTTGACAATTATAAGATTTAGTGGTATAATAGATTATGAATTTTTATAAAAATGTTATTGAACATAGAGGTAAGTTATTGGTGCGTGGTATCCACGAGGGTAAAGAATACAAAGAAAAATTAGATTTCAATCCTACTCTTTATGCAATCACACAAGATCAAACAGATTTCAAAACATTAAAAGGTCAATATCTCAAACCTATTACATTTGGAAACATATCAAAAGCAAGAGAGTTTAAAAAGTCTTATAATACAGATAACTCACCACTGTTTGGTATGGATAGATACCAATATCAATATATCGCAAACGAATATCCTGAAGATGTACAATTTGACAAAGATGCAATAAAAATATTTACTGTTGATATAGAGTGTAGTGCCGAAAGTGGTTTTCCAGATGTAGAAAATCCTATAGAAGAACTACTAGCGATTACAGTAAAAAATCAATCTAATAAACAAATCATAACTTGGGGCACTGGTGAGTTTAAAACAGATAGATCAGATGTCACTTATA